TCGGTATTAACAATTGTAACGCTAACCCATGTATATCCAGATCCTGGATTTGTAATCTCTACTCCTAATATAGCTCCTGTTCCTGGGGCTACAAATATTGTACATTCTGCTCCAGAGCCGTCGCCTTCAACCACACATTTAGCATCGCCGGCAATATAATCCTGTCCTGTTGTAACAATATCAATTCTGTCCAACGTTCCAGAAACTGCAGAACCTTCTACGTTTGTTTGGAGTGAAGGGAGAGCATCAACGTCACCGAGTGATATCGATGCTGTTGCGCCAGTTCCACCGCCGCCCACTAATGAGATGAATGCAAAGGTGTACCCTGAGCCGGCATTTGTAATAGTAATAGCCGTAACTTCTCCTGCTACTACGGTAACTTCTGCGGTTGCCCCAATACCATCTCCTGTTATAACAGCTGCCGGTGCTGAGGTATACCCACTACCTGGTGCTGTTACGGTGATTGTATCCAATTCACCGTTGACGTCGAACTCTGGGGCTCCTGTTAGTTTTCTAACTGGTATATGTTCGGCGTCTAAAAATCTTGTCCTGTCCGAGGATGCAATTTGGAATAAAAATTTCCATACATACCCGTCGGAAGTTTCGTGTACTGAAGAACTAATACTATTAGGCTTTATTGTGCTTGGAGAATTGTAATTGTTGCCAAGACACTTGTACACTTTATATTCGTCTGTCATTACATAAAAGTTAGCTTCATGTAATGTAGACGCACCTGAATATGACAATGAACTAGGGGAGTAGTTTATGTCGTAAGTATCATAAACAGTCCCACTAGTCCAGTCAATTCTTCTTGCTAGTAGACAGATATCTGCTGGATTTATTTTTTGTAGAAACAATGTTTCATTTTTGAAATTGTTCACATATAAATCTGAGTCAATTGGAAGCTCAGGTGATTCTTCATCAGCCCAAGGTGTAGTTTTACCTACCGCAAAGTTAAAGATATCATATCCATTAATTATATCTCTATAATAGGATCTTGCTAACTCTGCTCTTCCAATTTGTCGTAGTAATACTGCCACTATATTTTCCTATTCTATTAAGAAATAGTTACGGTCCAAGTCACTGTCATAGTATCTTGAGCGCCTTTGTTAACTACAGAAAACACTGTACGGCAAAGCATAGTGCCGCCACTAGCGCCATTAAGAACGCCTGCTTCTGTAATTGCTCCTGTACCTGTACCTGCAGCAAATGATGCTACAAACTCAATAGAGTTATTTGTAACAGTATCAGAAGTTAGAGCTACTCTTGCCAGTTCGTTACCCAGCTGAGTATCGACTGAAGTTGCTGCTGTATCGTCTGAACCAATTGCCATGTGTGACATCGCTCCAGGTGTAGAATTCATTCTAGATGCAATAAAATCTAAACCTGCGTCAACGACTAGGTTGTTAGTAGTAAATTCTTCTTTTACCAAACCTTGAGCGTCTTTAACGACTACATGGACTTTACCTTTAGCCTTAAGGCTATCTTTATTAAACATTGTTATTCTCCATTTGTTTAAATTCCATATCCACTACCTACATAATCTCCGCCGAATACATCTCCTGCGTAATCCTGTAAGTTTAATATTCCAGAGTCTGAGCTACTAGTGGAATCTGGGGTTAAAGTTGTTGTTGTATTAAGTGCAACGCTATCTATAGCAGACGCCGTTAACACTAGTTTCTTGTGTTTATTTATATAGGAAATAATACTCCCTACGTAATCTTCCAGGAAATAATCTTGGGCAGCATAACTGTTTGTTAGAATATGTAATTCTTCAAACGTCTGAGCCTCGTCTTCGTATGGTACAATACCTGCCGTAATTGCGGGTAATGATGTAGCCGTTACAGAGTCTGTAATAGTGCCTTGATTAAATTCTAAACCAAATGAGCCCACTGCTGTGAGACTCTCTTGTATACCTTTCTGCATATCATAAACAGTATTTTCTGAAATTGCTACTGTTTCTGATTCTGCTTTGCCTAGTACCTTAGCAATTAATTCGGAAGTTGACTGATTTTCAGTAAACGTCCTATTGTACGAAATTAATGATGCGAATATATCAGTGACATTTTGTGCCTCCTGAAATTCTCTATTATAATCCACCACTCTATCAAATATCTGAGACACATTTGCTGTATCAGATTTACTTGTTTCAAATAGTTGAAGTACCGACTCACCTTGTGTGGTGGTGTCTTGTTTATTAATTCCGAAAGTCTTACTTACACTTTCAGAAACATTTAATGCCTCTGAGAAGTTTTTGTAAATATCTAGCCTAACTACAATAACAGAAGCATTAACATCATCAGTTGCAAAGAACTTACTGAAGGTAACACCGTCTGTTGCTATAGATAAGTTTGCGCCAAAATCTATATTGTGTTTAATAATTAGATCGCCGAAAACTTCCATACCCGCGGGGTGTACCAATTCTCTTATAGACTTGTTCCATCGGCTTTGTGGAATTCCGGTTTTAACAACGTAAGAATACTTTTGATATTTTCTATTATCTTGTAGTCTGTTTACGTCCGATAGTTTGCCTCTATCATTTAAGTATTTACCAGGATAAGAATATAAGTACCCTGTAATTAATTCGATATCAAAATTTAACCCACTTGGTGTTGTAATGGTCAAATTTGTATCTGCTCCTAAGAAGCCAGAACCAGATTGTACGATTGACCACAATGTTGGCATTCCGGTTGCGTCTACTCGTTCTACTCTAATATAAGCGCCGTTGTCGCCGCCGATATATGTGTATTCTTCTGCAAAATAATCTAGGGCATATCCTCTGCCGTCGTCTCCTGATTCATTAATCTCAAAAATATTACCAACTCGTAAATTAAGATTGTCTCCAGTGTAAGGGGTGACAGTAGTAACACTGTTCAGTGTTCTAATTAGATATCCTTCAGGTACTGTTTCGCCTCTTAAAGCAACATAAGTTTGAATGCTATCATAATTTAAAATATATTCGGGGTCAACATAACCAGAACCACCGTCGGCAACAGTTACACTAGCAATTTTTCCGCCTTCAACAATTACTCTTAAATCTGCTCCTGTGCCTGCGCTGTCATATATTTCCATTACTGGCGCTGCATTATATCCAGATCCTGCTATCAATACGTCTACAGATGTAATTACTCCAGCAGTTACATTTATATTTAATGAGGCGTCTGCACCCGGTCCGTCTATATTCGTTGTGCCGGCTGGTAATTGAACTATGAACTCATAAGTTGTTGGTTTAGAGTAGGCAATTTTTTCAACCTGTGTTACAGTGGCTTCAATGATCTTTGATGTTGTAAGTGTACCAACAGTCTTAAAGACATGAATGTCAATTAACTTTCCTTGGTATGATAGTAAGTCAGCCTGTCCTGCAATACCAGATACACGAATCGCCTTATCTTCAACCCATCTGCCGTCAGATGCTCTTAATAGTTCTTCCTGTGGGTAGTAAACAGTAACTTCTTCGTCAAACAATAATCTGAAGAATAGTTCTATGGATCTTCTAGATCCTTTTGTCTCATAAAGATCTTTTAATCTTTTTAGTAGTGTCTTTTTATCTACTGCTAAACTGTTAGGCAAGTCCCTGCCTAATTGATTTTGCCACTTTAGCAGCTCTGCTTCTGTAGCAGAATCTATATCATTATACTTTTTGTTTAGAAGTATATTATTTGGATTGCCTGCTTGGTCCATCCAAGCAACATATTTCTTAATAAAATTTGTGAATTCTGGGTGGTCTTGTCTAACAAACTCGGGAAGATCTTTGTCTATAAGAGAACTAGCTTTTACACTAGCTATCTCACCCACACCTGAGGCAAAGGATACGTTAGCAGTAATAACTGCACCACTTCCACCGCCTCCCACTACGGCAACATTAGGAGATGTAGTATAACCAGTACCAATATTGGTAAGTGTTACGCCTATAATTCTACCATTAAAGATTTCGGCAACCGCGGCGCCGCCAGTACCACCGCCACCAGAAATTACGATATCAGGAACTGAGGTAAACCCAGATCCCGCATTAGCAATTACTAATCCTGAAATATATCTATAATAACTTGGTATTATATTTGACATTTACAGTGTCTCTTTTACTCTTGGTTTTGCTTCAATTATGAATGAAGATCTTGCGCCAGTTATGATATCTCCCACTGTTTGATTGAGAGTTATAATTGTATTTTTCGATGGCTTCGCTACAACAGCAGAATCTTTTATTTCTGATGTTCTAGTTAAGATATCTGTTGTAATATCCTTAGTCGTATTATGTGGGTCTACTGTGAGACGTAAATGTGTCTCATTGCCATATAAAGAGGACACTTGAAGTTTTAAAATAGTAAGTTTACCAGTGTCGTAATTAATAGTTCCAATCTCTGCAATATTTTTACCTGTATCAGATTGTAACCAAAGTTTACCAAAGCCATTGTGGTTAGGTGATACTACGGTTGCTTCTGGCAAGTCAATAATTTTACATTTGTATGTTTGTCTATTAACAACAGCATTAAACCAAGTAGTGTGTAAAGTTCTGGGTTGAATTTTTTCATTGAAGTTTGAGAACAATGTTCCAACCGCATTTAAATTTACTAAAGAGATTCTTTTTTGTATAGTTAGGTTGAGAGCCACTGAAATAATAGATGGCGAAACTGTTTTGATTACTTCATGCAATCTAGAATAATATAAACTCTTATTTAGAATATTTAATTCAGTTGTGAAGTAGCCCTGTATTGCGGCATTAACGGCAGCTGAAATCTGTCCAGATGTTAGTGCTGTTTCTTTGACAGAATATGTAGCGACTGTTTTAACTCCAACATAAGTATACTCTGGATCTATAAATTCTGGCTCAATAGCAATAGGTGCTCTAGGAGTTATAATTTCTGTTAGAATTTTTTGTTTGGTATTTTCTGTAATAACACTGCCAGGAAACGGGTTCAACGAGACAAATACTTTCCCGTACATAGGAGGATCGTTTTCTTCTCCTCCCCAAACAGATACAGATTGTACTGATGGATTTTCAATCTTAATTAGTGATTCATAATCGTTAGATGTAACTGCTCTTTCTTTTGTAGCATTGTATCGTGGAGCATTAATTTTAATGCTATCAACACTTTCCCTTGTAGCGCCACCCGATGCAGGTGATACTGTTTGAACTGATAGTGTTTCTCCAGAACCTGTCAAAACGCCTGTAATAGTAAATTTTTTTGCGGTATTAGAAGTAATACCTGAAGTGTTTAGATAATCTATAATTACAATGTTGCCTTCGGATAACTTTTGTCCTATAACACCGTCTCCGAACCTTAATTGATAAAGCCCTGTAGGGCCTTCTTCCAAGAAGTAAACATTGTCAGATCCTTTAACATCTATAAAGCCAGACTTTTTAACAAACGTTCTAACGCCAACATCTGTTGCTGAGTTTTGTACTCTTACTCTCAATGTTGTTGTATCAATGTCGGCATTCGGTATCACTAAAGGTCCTGATCTACTATTAGAATCAATTAAAAAACTATTGCTAAGTCGTCTACCCTCTTTAATCTCAACATCCGCAAAGTAAAATAAGTCTACTCCGTTTGAGTTGACTAGAGGAATTAAGCGATCTTCTTGTGGATAAAATACATAAGATTTTCCATCAAGTGTTGCTCTAAATTGTGTGTCTCTGCTTAGTGTGTAAAGTGTTGGTGTAAACGCAGGATCTGGGTAGAGTAAAATATTGACTCTAGCACTTGCCGCTCTTTTAGAAACAGGAGTATAGCCTAGCGCTTTGGCTAAAGAAACAACCGAGGATCTTTTAATGGCACTGTCTAAAAAGTTTTCATTTGCAAGCATATGAGCCAACATACCGTTGTAATGCGTGTTGTATGCTAAGGTATCCATCAGGACGTTCAAAGCAGAACCTTCAAAATTAAAGTCTGAGAATTCTTCTTGGGAAGATAGATAAGCCTTTAAATTCTGTTTTATATTGTTAAAGTCTAGTTCTGTTACGTTTAATTGTGCCATTGCTTATCTTAACCTCTTTAATTCTACCTGTAGTTTTTGTTGACTTTCAATACCAACCACGTAAAACTCTAAGGTCATGCGGTATGTATTACTATCATAATCTGGCTCTGAAATAACTCTAATCTTTTTTGCTCTAGGCTCATATGATTCTATTACTTGCTCAATTATTTTTTCTAATGTAGCACCGACTATAGGAGACAGTGGTTCAAACAATAGCCCCCGAATTCCTGTCCCAATCTCTGGGCGAAACGGCTTTTCGTAATAGTTAAGCATGACCAGTGTTTTAACAGACTGCAACACAGCTTTAACATCTATTTTCTTAGAAAGGTCGCCAGATGCCGGATTTGCCTTAAACCCGAAGTCTATGTCTTTATATATCTTACTTAATGATAGATTTGTTATGGCCATAACTGTATTTATACTTCCTTTAACCTCTTGGTCCAAAATAAATCTTAGGAACTTCATAGTTTACAAAGGATGCTTCTGCTTCCTTCTTCTGTCTACCAACTTGAAGTTCAAATTTGGGTTTTGGCAATTCTGGTAATTTGTGTCCTTTTATCATAGCGACTGCATCTATTTCAGGGAAACTTACAGGAGTCGCTAAAACGCTAACGACGAGACCGTCATCTTTTATGTTGGGGAGAAGTTTACATAGACCGTCTATATCTGTTGCTCCCTGTCTTAACAAATCCACCATTCCGCCGATGTCACTTATTTCTAAGTCCCCATCAAAGACTGGATTAGATTTAAGAATGCCGCCCCATTTTGATTCAAACTGTTTTGCTGCGGCAAGTACCTGAGGTCCTGCAACAACACCCAAAGCTAAGAGTTTACCAATATCCTGTACTTGTCCTAAAATACTATCGGGCGGAGCATCTAACAATGAAGGGATCATACTAGTAAGTTTATCCCCAATGCTATTAACTTCCTCTTGGACTATGCTTTCTAAACTGCCAAGTAAATCGGTAATACCACCTGTGGCACTCTCCAATAAACTATCTAACTCATCATTAGCAGCATCTATCTTATCTGCTAGTCCTTTTAATCCTGCCGCTGGTCCGCAACTCATTTTCTCCTCCTTACGCGTCTGCTACCGTTGTATCTGCTGGGTTGCCGGTACCCGGTATCTCTTTATGTTTATGTGTAGCCAATGTAGGTCCATTGCCTGCATCTGTTGAAACATCTTCAGTCGAATGTGTAGCTCCTTCAATCCTTACATCATTCTCAATAATAGTTTGATCTGCTGTAAACGTTTGGGTGCCACCTTTCACTCCGATGATCTGTTCTCCAGGTACTGCTGGTTCTGCAGGTGTGTCTCCATCTGCTGGTACTTCATCAGCTCCCATTGTCATTGTCTGTACTGTGCCAACATTAAATACTTGTGTGGCAAGCGCCGTAAAGGTTTGTTCTTCTTTAGACTTGACTAGCTGTGTTGACTCAGATTCAATTTCCATTTCTAATTTAGATTTAATATTTATTTTCTCGGCCGAACCAAGTCCCATGTTTTTGCCTGAACCTACATTCCATTTCTCAGCAACTAGTTGAGCATAACTCTTTCCTACAGTAACCTTAACCTCACTCAAATATTTTTCTGTTACATTGCCATTGACTGTGGTCGTCTTTGTTCCGGCAACTGAGTGTGTTTGATTACCAACAATAGTTTCGCTATCGTCGCCTGATACTCTGTAACCCTTTGATCCATTGATCTGTGAATTGGAATCAGTTAACACTTCTAATACTTGGTTGCCGCCAACCTTTGTAACATGATCTCCTTTTACGCTTACAAATTTGTCTCCATCTACTTCCTCGTAGCTATTACCTTTAACATAAACACTAGCGTCGCCTTCAATAGTAACAGTACAGCTACCACCAATAAAAACTTTTTTATCTCTAATTGTAATGTCGTAATCGTCACCAACTACTTTGGTTATCTTTTTACCGTCTGCTTGTATTTCGTAAAATGTGCCGGAGTTGTGATACTCGTGTATTCTTCCATTGTCTGGTGTATCATCAACTTCAAATATGTGTCCTGTTTCTGTTTCAAGAACTCTGTTATAAGGGTAAAGTGAAGACTCGCTAAACTTCATGTGTTCTGAAGTTGGCTGAGTGCCATGTGGGCAATAACTTTTCTTGTCCCACCCAAATCTAGGATGTGGTTCTTCCCAGAAAGGTCTTTCGTATGGTGCACCGTCTTTATCGTCTAGTACCGATACAACACTAGCAGCGGTTGCCATAGGAATCTCTGTGCCTTCTTCTCCCAGTCTTGTAGTTCTTTTATTAATAAGTGAAGCGTGAAGTTCTGCATCTGGGCCCCTAGAAAGTCTACTAGAGTTTGGTTCTTTTAATGTGTTATAACCCGTGCCTGTTGCAGTTCTAGGAAATATTTTTCTAGGATCAGTAAATCCCAAAGTATCACCAACACCATTTAAGGCGTCGATTTGTTGTTTGAGTAAATCTCTTTGTGCTTCGTAACTTTCTGTAGGTTTGTTTTCTCTTGCCTGTTGTCTGATTGTCTCTTCTAATCCTTGTACCTGTTTAGTAAGGTCAGCAACCATCTCTGAGGTTTTTGCTGAATCCACAGCTGCAGATTCAGGATCGTTGCCATTATAATCGACTTGAGGGTTTGTTTGGAATGTTCCAAATATAAGAGGAGATTGTCCATCTTCGCCGTCAGCAAAAAATCCAATAACAGTAGAGCCCTCAACAAGCCCGCCACCGCTCACGCCTACCCCAGACATACTGCCCGAATTTGCTGGGAGTACTGGTACCGCCCAAGGCAAATCTTCAGTTGGTAGAGTTTCTTTGTTACCCGTATGATAACCTAAAATTCTAACTCTATATCTGCCTAAGAATTCTGGATCGAGTCTATCTTCTACGACTCCAATCCACCAAAAGAACTTAGGCATTCTAATATCACTCATCTCAATCTCCTAAAGACTTGGTTAGTCCATTTTTTACTATTTCTAAAATCATATAATGTTTAGCATTATCTATTTTGTGGTTAATTGCTGTTACTAGATAAGGGCCCGTTAACAATTCGTCAAAAGCCATATCCATAGTTTGTGGGTCGTCTATTGTTTTACTTTTTACATTAGGAAACATGACAACAATAAGTTTACCCACTTCTATGTCTGTTCTTCCCGGCACTTCCATTTGAAACTTAAATTGTTTAAATGAGTTAGAATATGTCTGTCTCTGTGATGGATTTTCTAAATATTCATCATCAAATTCGTAATCATTATGTACCCAACTATTTAGAGGAATAAATTGCACATTACTATAGGGCATCTTCTCAACAAGTGCGGGAATAATAGAACCTTTGTCTGTCCTAACATACTTTTCCCATTCCTCTATAGCGTTGAAGTTCTTTTCAAAATGTTCGCCTGTTGTAAAATTAAAAGCTCTAACACCATTAGAATAAAACCCTGAGTCTTGTTGTTCTAACAAGTCCATAGTTTTAGGTATTTTTATATCTTCTACCTGTGTAAATTCGGGCGGTAAAACTGCCCCAACAAAATTATAACCACTAACCCTTCTAGGTAGCTCTACTCCAGGTGGTTCGTATATGTACTCTTCGAATAAACCATTCTTTAATTGTTCGTCAATTAACCATTCAGTTGATGCCCACCAAAAAGAAGAATTAGTTTCAAAGAATAAAAAATCATTTGCCCCTAAGTCTGCACCTTTTGATCTCTTAGATAAAAAATTAAAATTTCTAAAGGCTGTCCAAAAGTTAGAAGTATAAGTTATTTTACTTTGATGTGGGGTGTCGCCTATAATTAAATCTTTGTCTAATTGTACATATTCACCAAAGATCCCTGCCGCAATCTCATGGGTTTTACCTCTAAAAGTTTTAGAGATGTTTGTAACTTGGTCCCTATATCCTTCTCTAGAAATAAAAGCTAGTCTATAGGACTGTTCTCTGTCTGTTAACAGCTGCCTGTCTTCAATAGCGTATAGCTGAAAATCACCTTCAATTGCTGTTCCTAATTGAGGGGTTCTAAGTCTTATGTTAATAACTTCTGTTCCTAGGATAGGAAAAGTATTAATAGCATTAACAGCATCAGATATAATAATGTTACCAAATATAACAGGAGAAAAGATATCTTCGTAAATATTAATCTCAGCTGCGAAGTTTGTTAAATCTAATGTGTCGCCGGTTTTGGCATTTGTAATAGCAAGATTTTCAATTCTCACCTCACCGGGCTTGTATATAAGTTCTGCCATGTTAAGCCTGTATTAGTTTTTTATACTGCATAGTAAATTGTTGAACATATTCGTTCCTCAATAGAAAAATCTGACGCTTGTCGTCGTTCAAAGATTCTTCGTAGGCATAGTTAGTAACTTCCTCAATTACACCATTAGCCAAGTCAGAGGCATTGTAGTCTACGATAATATTTGTATCTTCCGAGAGTGCATAGTGATGGACATCTGAAGCGTTACCCACACCGTACTTGCTTTCTGTATATCTAAAAAGGTCTTGTTGGTGAATAGGCCATTCTTCTTTTACACTGAATATTTCATTAACTAAAAGTATAAGCCAGTGCATTTCAGAAGACCCATAAAAATTATAAGCAACTGCATCTGGAGTTTCGCCGTCTTCAATAATGTAATTGATTAGTTGGCGTCTATCTTTTGCTTCTGTAGATAGTTGAATTCTTCTGAATATATCTTTGACAAGGATTTGTTTATCATTAAACTTATAAACAATATTTGGCATATTTTTAAAATACATTATAGCCCGTCCTCGATTCTATCTGTTGTTAATGTTTCTAGTTCTGTGAAGGACAACAACATATTAATTTCGTTTGGCGCACCACCCGTGCCTCTAATAGTATTAAATGTTCCATCAGAAGAACCGTATGTAATTTTCATATCGGTTAAAACACAAGATGCAATTTTAGCAATGTGTCCGTTTACTCCGCCCTTATAGCGATATTCAATATTAAACTCTGAAGGATAAATTAGGAAAAAGCCGTCTTGTCCTTTGTCTGGGTGCATATGTAATCTAAACTGTTTAAGTATGCCTTGAACTGTATTGTATTCACCTGCATTCTTTGGCATAAACTTATATTCAAAAGAGAACTTTCTGAATCCCATTGATTTAAACAATTGTTCTTTGTATGGGTTTGCTACTTTCTTAGATGTTGCCTCAATTGCTCCTGCAATGTTTTGATCGCCGATACCTAGCTCTTTTGGAATATTAGCTGCCGCGCCAATAACACCACGGGAAAGATACTCAGCCCCGCCAAGAATATCTGACAACCCAGCTCTGCCACTTGCTAACAAGCCTGCTGCTGTGCCTAATGTTTCTTCGTCCCAGTTAGCACTATATGCTGTAACCGGTGCTTGTGAGATATGTAGTTGAATTGATCCCAATAGTCTAACTGTATTATTCGAACCTGTTAAAGATCCACCAACAGCGGCGGCAACAGCTGCTGATCCTACAGCAAGAAGTGGCACTGCTAGTTTAGATGCGTTGTCCCCTGTCAACTTTGGCCCTATGGCTGCCGTCAAAGCACCGGCAGCTACAGCCGAGGCTCCTGCCATTACTGTATCGCTAGCATCTGCGGATGCTCTGTTTTCACTTGCCTGTTGACTTTGTAAAGCCCCTTGTGCATTATTCCAAGACGCCGTGCCTGCATTAGCAGATTGGGCTGCTGCTCCTGCCGCTGAATTAGATCTAGCATTAATATGGAATACAACACTATGTGGTTGTCTATCTGCACTAGCATCAGAAGGATATGACGCTGTTGTCGGCGATCTAACAACCGCAGAGGTTCTAGCTCTTTGTTCGTTACGAGCTGCGGTCCTAGCATCCTGACGGCTATCTTCGCTAACGACCCCATCGTCGTCGCTTTCAAAGAATGAGAAAAAACTCATATAAATATCCTTTGTATATTAAACTTTACTTTATTTATAAGGCCTATTGATGCTCACAACAAATATTATTAATGATTCGCTTGATTATGATGGATACACCAAATCTGATATTATTAGTCTAACAAATCGCTGGAAACACCTCTTAAAACATAAGTATAACGCTGAGAAAGGCGATAAACTTGCTATATCAATTATGGAAGTTAACGTTAATCAAGTTGCGTTGTCTTTTGCAGCCGCTGAATTAGGATTGATCCTTTTCATATTAGATTTCCCTGTAAACCCACAAACAATACACAAAACAAAGTTAGGTTTGTTTGGACCCGTTAAGTTTACAGTAGAATGTGATTGGTTAAAATCTCATCCTGTTCACCACATTATGGTAGAGCGTTATAGTGAGAATGTTTTACACGAAGACGATATTTTAAATTATTATGAAGAATGTGAAGATAAATTTAACGAATTACATACTCCTTATCTATTAGGCTCGACCTCAGGCACAACAAGTGATTCTAAGCCAGTGATGTTTACGCAGAATGAGGTTTATACAATATCCAAAAGAAATATAGATGTGTTCAAGTTTGTAAAAGATGATAAAGTTGTTCACAGTAAAAATATGCACCACGCTAGTAGCATATTAACTCATTTGTTTCCTAGCCTAATGGCATCTGACAATCACAGAAACATTGTAATGAATCCAATGACAGTTGAACATATTTCAGGTTGGTTTGCAGATGAAATAGTTAAATGGCAACCAACTAAAATGATGATGATCAATATGCGGTGTATGGATATATTCTTAAAAGCAATACCCAAATTAGATACAACCTTATTAATTAACATGAGTGGATTTACAGTGCCAGATTATTTTGTAGGATTGTGTGAGGAAAATAATATTGAATTCATTTCTCACTTCGGTTCTATCGACACCGGCATTCCACTTCTAGTCAATCATGTTACAAAAGATAGTGATTGGACAAAGAGCAGTTTAGGTTGTCAACCAGATGACTTTTATACCATGGAACTTGTAGATGACAGAGTAGTTGTTAACTGCGAACTATGGCCCAATAAAAGATTGTTAGGCGATCAATTAAATAAAAAAGGAAACACCTGGATACATATGGGTAGAGATAAAAAACACGTTTTAGATAATTTTGTAAGTAAACATTATGCTGGAGAGTTTGACATTGTAGGAGAAGACTTACACTTAGTTCTATGGGAGCCTACTGTTAGCTACAATACAGATAGAATAAATACAAATATATTTAAAACTATTACGACATTAAACAAGAAAGATTTTACTACAGAAACCAAAGTTAATATGGATCAATTGAGAGGATATTTGTGTACACTTGGCGATTAAGCTTTACCAGAGATAACTTTGCTCTTGATGTTAATGCTATAGAAGATGTCTTAAAGACGGCACAGTTTACTGATGATATAGAATTTTTCCCGGATCAAACAGATCCTGTGAGAATCAGAATGACATTTGTAGCACAGACAAAAGAAGATATGGATTTATTTCTACTAACCGACGGGCAACCCATTATTAAAATGTTAGAAGATTTACACACCAAAAAACTAAAACCTATAATAGAGGAATGGTAATGTATTCTAAGAATGTTTATAAGGGCAGGTTTGTTTGTAACAATCCTGAGAAATACGTTGGCAACTCTCAGGAGATTATATACAGATCTAGTTATGAGTTAAAATTTATGAATTGGTGTGATACTAATACAGATGTGCTTGCTTGGGGATCTGAAGAAATTGTAATACCTTATAGATCGCCTCTGGATAAAAAGATACACAGATATTTTCCAGACTTCTTTGTAAAGACTGAATCTAAAAAATATTTAATCGAAGTTAAGCCTTATAGATTCACAAAGGAACCCGTAATACCTAAACGTAAAACCAAAAGATTTATTAATGAGGTTATGACATACGGTGTTAATCTAGCTAAATGGGAAACTGCTACAGAGTTTTGTTTAGACAGAGGGTGGGAATTTATGATAATAACTGAAAAGGAACTAGGCTTACCCTTATAAATACGTTTATGAAAGACGTATTTCACCAGTTATCTGGACAAGCAGGAAACAAAGACAGATCATATCAATGGTATATGACAGCTGTTCGTAAGCTAGCTAGCGGTATTAATTCACCTGTAGATGCTAGACGCTCTGACTTGGGGGAACTAAAAAACTCTCTTGAAGTTAGTGGTGGACTCTATATGTTCTTATATGATGCTAAACACAAAGACCGACTCCCGTATTGGGATAGATTCCCTTTGTGTATACCCGTAGAAAATACTAAAGGTGGTTTCTACGGCATCAACTTACATTACCTACCCCCTATGCTTAGAGCCGATTTATTCGCAAAGCTATTAAACATTTCTAAAGACGGGAAGTTCACATCAACTAGTTGGGGCGTAATACAAAAATTTCCAGGAATTAAAGCGTGTATTAAGCGATATCGTATAGATGGGGTCAAGTCACAATTTTTAAAAATCAATCCAGATCATTGGAAACCGGCAATCTTCCTTCCGCTGGCAGACTTCCAAGGTGCAGACAATGCCGCGGTTTGGAGAGACAGTAGGGAGCTACTATAATGGCACAAAATAATTTTGGTAATTTTCTAGCTACAGTTAGAAGTTCACATACTCCTCGTTCCGATAGGTTTGAGGTGGTTGTCAACTTTCCTGGCAGTCTTTCCTTACCACCTGACGTCGCTAGAACAACTTCAATACTATGTGAAGAAGCACAAATACCTGGATTGGTTGCAACAAACCTGCCTTTTAGAATTGGTGCTTGGACAGAGTATAGAACACAAAACTTAGAGTTCTTAGGTGCAGAAGCGGTGTTCACTTTCTTAGCAGACCAAAACTGGGGCATTAGAACAGCGTTTGAAGACTGGGCCTTTCTTTGCTCTGATCCTGTGTCTAAAGAAACTGCATATCCAGAAGATACATACGGATCAATATCTATATACTCTTTGGCTGTAGACGATTCAGTATTAGCTGGATGGAAATTTTATGAAACAATGCCTAAACTTTTGAGTTTGATTCCCGTATCATCGGCAAACACATCAGCAATTAGGTGTTCAATAACAATGGCTTCCACGTATTGGGAGCGACTTTGATTTTATTTATTAGGAGAATATAATGGGATTACCCACAATTGAAACGCCAACATTTAAGTTGGAAATACCTTCATCTAAAAAAGAGATGAAATTTAGGCCTTTTCTTGTAAAAGAAGAAAAAATATTAACACTTGCTAGCGAGGCTGAAGATGCCTCTGAAATGGTGGCAGCTTGTCAACAGGTTGTAAGTAACTGTTCCTTTGGCGAATTGGATGTGGAAGAGATTCCTATGTTTGATTTACAGTGGATCTTCTTACAACTTAGATCTAAGTCAGTAAGTGAGTTACAAGAGTTCACTCTTATTTGTGGACATTGTTCTGCTAATTTGCCATGGCAGGTAAACTTGAACGATTTCAAACTTGTTGGACTAGAAGAAAAAGCTAATAGAAAGATTGAAATTGACGATAAGAACGGTATTGTTTTAAAATACCCGTCCGCCAAAACAATGGGCAAAGCGGAAAGTCTAAAAGACGACGAACTCATCTTAGAATGCGTTGAATGCATCTATAGTGAAGATGAAGTTTGGGAAGCAAAGGATATAGATTATAAAGAGTTAATTGAATATATAGATAATATGCCAGTAAATACACTCTCAAAAGTTAAAGAATTTTTTGAGAATGTTCCTTTGCTCGGGCACACGATTGATTTCAAGTGTCCTAAATGTGAAGGGCAGAACAGTGTTAATATCAATGGATACGAACATTTTTTCGCCTAACTCTTTCTCAGGATAGTCTTGAGAATTATTACAAGACTAATTTTTTGTTAATGCAAGAACATCATTACAGTTTGACGGAACTAGAAAATATGATGCCATGGGAAAGAGAAGTTTACGTTGCTATGTTAATAACACATTTAAAGAAAAAAGCTGAGAAGGCTAAACAACAAGGTTAAAAGCGATGGCTGAAAGAGACGATTTAAAAGACACCCGTAAAAAGGACTTGCGAGAAGAGTCCATGAAGGATAACGAGCTCAAACAAAGTGGCTCGGCATCTGCGCTAGAAGATTCTAGATCAGAGGGTATGCAGTCTTATGACAAAACAAGAAATCTCTCTACTGAAGTGTTATCAGATACGACGAACGAAGACTTAAAAGATGTCCGAGCTAGATCCGTTCGCGGCAATGCCAACAACCAAATGCGTAGACTTAAAATTGGCGGTGAATCATTAGTAAGAAAGGAAACCGACAAGCAAGGCAGAGAAAAATTCAGAGACGAAACATCTGGACAATATGCTACTGAAGAAAGGTTCGATGATAGTGAATCTAGAGTAGCGTCCCTAGCTAATAGTATTAGAAAAGGTAAAACTATTGGCGCAATGGAAGAGAATACAAGTACCTTAGGGTTTGGAGCAGCTAAAGCATCTGCAGGTTTATCTAAAAATATTGGCGAAAATGCAGGTACCCTACAAGAAATATTTGAAAAAGAAGGCGATGAAACACAAGTAGAGCTAAAGAAACTTGTCGAACTTATGGCTAATGCGCAAGACCTCAAAGGTAAGGATGCAGAGAAAGCCAAAAATGAAATATCTAAACAAGTTGCTAGACTAGAAGCAAAAGCAGGCGACAATAAAGACAAGATAAACCAGGCATTGGGTTTAGACAATGTTAAAAAAGATTTAAGATCCGGTAGTAGAATAAAAGAAGCTCTTAATATAGATCAAGGTGCTACAGGATTAACAGCAGTAAAACAAGCATTCAGTCCAACACGTTTATTCGGTGATGCCAATACCGGCGGCTTATCTGGCGGTGGTGGTATAATGAGCAACCTAGCATCTAAGGTATTGGGAACAGGCGATAATGCCGCCGACGCACAGCAAGCTAAAAATGTTCGTATGGAAATTGCCAAAGAAGACCAAGCCAAAGGTTTGGCAGCTGCCGTTGGTGCAGAGGGTCTACAGTTAATTGGCGAAGATGAAGTTGCTGTTAAATCTCCCGCTGAGTCTAAGAAAACTAAAGACGCTTCTAAGGAAAAAGAGCCTACTATAGAAAAAGAGCCTACTATAGAAAAAGAG